TAATAATGGTCAGGGTAGACTAGGTGATAATACTATAGTAAGTAAATCCTCACCAGTATCAGTAGTAGGCGGATTTACAGATTGGTGTCAAATATCCGCAGGTGTCAAACACTCACTAGCCGTTAGACAAAATGGTACTGCTTGGGCTTGGGGAGCAGCAACATCTGGTGCATTAGGAGATAATTCTACTGTAAGTAAATCATCTCCTGTTAGTGTAGTAGGTGGATTTACAACATGGGCAGAAGTAAGCGCAGGATGCGTACAATCAATGGGAAGAACAATAACAACAGTTCCATTACAGAGTATATAATATGCCAACACCCGGTGAAATTCAAACTTGTATAAACAACTTAACTTCTAGTTCTGATATAACAGAAATGGTAGTGTTAGCAGCACAAACAAATGATGTTACCGTTGATCGTTCTATACCAGTAGCTGAAACTTGTGATTTGCCTGATTTAGTTGCTAATACAATTTCAGTGGGTACTGTATTTTTCGTTCAATCACTTTGTATACCAGTAGTGGCTGGTATAGGTTGCTGGATGACATTAGACAATCCTGGACGTATAGTAAGACAAGATTATGTTGCTGGAGAAATTTGGAGTTGGGGTTGCGGTGGCGGCGGCGCTCTAGGAGACAATTCTACGGTAGATAAATCATCACCGGTATCTGTAGTAGGTGGGTATACAGATTGGTGTGATATAAGTGCAGGTTTTAACACCTCGTTAGCGATAAGAACTAACGGCACAGCTTGGGGATGGGGTTGTAACAACATAGGTAGAATAGGAGATAACTCAGCTATAGACAGATCATCTCCTGTTTCTGTAGTAGGCGGATTTACTGATTGGTGTGATATAAGTGCAGGGTTATCCCATTCTTTAGGGGTAAGACAAAACGGTACAGCATGGGCTTGGGGAGCCGGATCTTGTGGTAGGCTAGGAGACAATACCGTTACTAATAAATCATCACCTGTTTCTGTAGTAGGTGGATTTACAGACTGGTGTCAGTTAAGTGCGGGTGATTGTCATTCATTAGGCGTGAAACAAGACGGCACCGCCTGGGCTTGGGGAAATAATTGTTTTGGTAGATTAGGAGATAATACTACAGTATCTAAATCATCTCCTGTTTCTGTAGTAGGTGGATTTACGGACTGGTGCCAAGTAAGTGCGGCATGTTTACACTCTTTAGCCGTAAGACAAAACGGTACAGCATGGGCTTGGGGAGCCGGATCTTGTGGACTATTAGGTGATAATACTACTACGAGTAAATCATCTCCTGTATCTGTTGTAGGTGGATTTACGGACTGGTGCCAAGTAAGTGCGGCATGTTTACACTCTTTAGCCGTAAGACAAAATGGAACTGCTTGGGGCTGGGGTTGTAATACTGCTGGTCAAATAGGTGACAATACTACCACTAGTAGGTCATCTCCTGTATCTGTAGTAGGTGGATTTACGGACTGGTGTCAAGTGTCAGCAGGCTCAATTCATTCACTTGCAGTAAGATTAAACAGTACAGCTTGGGCTTGGGGCGCCGGCACTGTCGGTAGATTAGGTGACGGCGCAGCAACAGCTAGATCATCGCCGGTTTCAGTAGTAGGTGGATTTACAGATTGGTGTCAAGTAGCTGGAGGATTAGCGCATTCGCTAGGTATCCGAAAATATTGATCTTTGAAAAATTCTACTATATAATCTAGATTATATTTGGAATATCATTATGAAAATCAATATTGGTGCAGGATCAACAAAAATAGAAGGGTTTGTCACTTGTGACTATGATGCTAGAGAAAACCCAGATTATTGCTTTAATTTAGAAAAAGATAAATTTCCCTTCCCAGACAATTCAGTAGAAGTAGTAGTAGCACATCATGTGTTTGAACATTTAGGTGAAGGTTACTTCAACTGCTTACAAGAACTTTATCGCGTATGTAAACACGGCGCAACAATAGACATTCGCGTACCTCATCATAGACACGATTACTTTTATGATGATCCCACTCATCGCAGACCTATCACAGTTGGTGGTTTATTACTATTCAGTAAAAAACACAACAGATTATGTGAAGAACAAGGCGCAGCAAGTTCTCGTTTAGGGTTTTACTTTGGTGTTGATTTTGAAATTTTAGATTGGGACTATATACCCAGCAGAGAATTTAAAGATCAATTTGTGGGTCAACCTAAAGAAGAAGTAGAAGCATACTTAAAGCAACATAATAACATAATTGAAGAATTGTGGGTGAAGCTTGTTGTCATCAAAGAATAAAGAATTTACAATCCAAGACTTAACTACTGTAGTAATGGATTTACTTGGTAATGAAAAACGAAAAATCGTTTTTGAAATACTAGAACATTACTTCAAGCTGGCTAGAACTATAGAAGATTTTGATACTTTAGGTTATCTTTCGCTAAAAGCAGAACACAGGCCGCTTTATCTAAAATGTGCTGAAGCTGCTTATTCTAAAGCAGAAAATGGTCAACAACTTTATATTGCTAGAGCTAATTTGTATAAAGCTTATAACGCATTAAATCAACCAGAAAAAGCACTTTTTTATATTGACTTAAATTTAAAAGTAACTCCTGATGATTTTGAAACTCAAACACAAAAGGCGTTTAATTTAGCACTAATGGGTGACAGAAAAACTTCTGAAGACATGCTAATCAAATTAGCTGAAAAACATCCTGAAAAAGCTAGTGCTATGAAAAACGCACTAAGCGGCAAAGTACTAAGAGAAGGTAAAATTGCTGAAGGTGTATTAGCGTTCATGGGATCAATCAAGCCTAAAAATGGTAGATTTGAAGAAATACTAGGCATGACTAAATGGTCTGGTACAATTCAACCTGGCAGAACAATTTATGTTGATGGCGAAGGCGGTATTGGTGATGAAATAATCAATATCAGGTTTTTTGATCATATTAAAGATTTAGGTATGCGGCCCATATTATATTCTACTTGGTCAAAATATCGTGAAGACACTGTAAATCTTTTTCGCAGAAATGGATACGAAGTAATTACAGAAACTTATTCTATTGATCGTAAACAATTATGGACTCCCATGATGAGTTTGCCAGGATATCTAAATTTAACTGAAGACAAACTTTGGCGTAAACCCTACTTAACACCCATTAATAATCCCAAGAACAAAATCATAAGTGATAAATTTAAAATTGGTATCAAGTGTTCGGGCAATCCTTACTTTTCACAAGACGAATATAGAAAAATCCCACTTGATCTAATGCTACAATACATGCCTGAAAACGCAGAAATTTATTACATAGACAAAGAAATAAATCATCGGGGTTGTATTGACTTAGGTGAAAGAATAGAAACTTGGGAAGATACACTAGATTTTATTAATCAAATGGATTGTATCATAAGTAGCTGTACAAGTTTAGTTCATGCTGCTGGCGCAATAGGAAAAACTTGTTTTGTTATCGTACCTATAGCGGAATATTATATATGGTCTACTTCACATAAAGATACTTCAACGCCATGGTATGGTAGTAATTTTCAAGTACACAAACAAACTAAAGTACGAGATTGGCACGAACCTCTTAATAACGTTAAACAACAAGTTCTAAAACTAATGGAAAACAAATGAAACAATATCACTTTATAACTGGATTACCTCGCGCAGGTTCTACACTATTAACTGCTATCTTAAAACAAAACCCACGCTTTCACTCGTCAATTACTGATCCTCTTGCTAATTTAGTAAAAGGTGTAATTGAAGCAGCACAAGACAGTCCAGGAATGAAAAGCGAAGTTCCTGTACAACGAAGAAAAAATATTGTTGATGGATTGTTTGAAGGTTACTATAAAGATGTAGACAAGCCTGTTATATTCAATACTAATCGTGCTTGGACTTATTTAACTAATGTAGTAAAAGACCTTTATCCTAAATCTAAATTTATTGTATGTGTAAGAGATATCAATTGGGTGTTGGACAGCTTTGAATTAGCACATAGACGCAATGCGTTTTCTACTAATACAGTAACTGGTGGGCTTTCTGGATCAGTGTATTCTAGAGCAGAATTACTTATGGAAGAAAAGGGCGTAGTTGGTTTTCCTTATGTAGGTATCAAACAAGCGATAACTGGTCCTGAAAAAAGCTCATTGTTTATTTTAGAATATGATCAGTTAACTAAACAACCAGAACAAATGATAAAAGCCTTATACAATTTTATTGACGAACCTTACTTTCAACACGACTTTAACAATGTTGAAGCTTCTTGGGACGAATACGATCAAGAAATTGGTATCAAGTTACACGAAGTTAGAAAGCGTGTAGAACACAGAACAAGAAACTATATCTTGCCGCCTGATATCTTAAACAAGTATCATGACTTAGAAGTGTGGCGCAAATGAGAACAGACATAGAAAAAAGAAGCGATGGACTTTATTGGCCTGCAATAGACAAAACTTGTTACAGTTGGACGCATGGTGAAATTGCTGCGGTAAACGAAGTATTTGCTGCTTGTGATAATTATCGTTCTATAATTCATGCTGGTGCTAATGTTGGTGCTTATGCGCTAAAGTTCGCAGAGCGATTTGATACAGTATATGCGTTTGAACCCGATACAACAAATTTCAAATGCTTGGCACTAAACACAATCAACACAAACAATATTTTATTGTATCAAGGTGTATTGGGTTGTTTTAATAAAACAGTGTTAGTAGAAAACAACGAAAAAACTAATTGCGGTACAGGATCAGTATCAACTAGTGGAAACTTGCCCCAGTTTACTATAGACAGTTTACATATTGGTACAGTAGATTGTATTCATCTAGATGTTGAAGGTTATGAATTGTTTGCTGTTATGGGAGCATTAAACACGATTGAACGATGTTCTCCTACTATTGTTTTAGAATGGCTAGATCATGGAAACAAGTTTGGTATTTCACAACAAACTATTATGAATGTACTAGCCAGCTTGGGTTATACCAAAATGAAAAAAGTCGCGTCAGACATGATATTTAAAAAATGAAAACACTAGATATAATTTTAAGAACTTGCGACAGAACCAATGTTCATGTAGATTGGCGTCAACGATATTGTAACTTGGCTAAACAAGAAATTGTTATAGGTTGTACACGTTCACTAGTAAACAGTATCAAAAATACTAAAGATTGTTTTATCAAACTTATAGTATTAGATGATCATTCTTCACAAGAAACTATAGATCAAATAAAAACAATTATCCAAGAAGTTAACGGCGAGTTTGTGGCACTAGCAGAACAAGGTTACAATTATTCAGCACATCAACAATGGTTGCTTTGTAAAAACAGTAACAGTAATTTAGTTTATTCAGTAGAAGATGATTACTTACATACTGTTACCGCTATTCAAGAAATGATAGACAGTTATCAGTTGTTTAGTGATAGACTAAAACGCACTGATATTGTACTATATCCGTTTGATGAACCTAGTGAATATAATCCACCAAATAGAACAGATTTTATTGTACATGGTTCTAATCGTCATTGGCGCACTGGAGTGTTTACAACAAATGTGTTGTTTACTATACCTGAAATTTTTAAAGCAAATTGGGAACTGTTTGAAGTATTAGCATTAAAATACAATGGTGATTATTTAAATCCAAGAACAGAACATTACGAAGAATCCAATACTATTTGGAAGATATGGCAAAACAATCGTGCGATAAGATTTAATCCTATACCCAGTTTGGCATTACACTTACAATTTGAACAGCAAATTGATCCTTTTATTGATTGGAAAAAGTGGTGGGATGAATACACAAAATAATGTGTTTATCATTACTTCAACTATTAATACTAATTGGGGCTTGATTGATCGTAATGATAGATACTTACAAACATTAGATACGATCAGTTCTATCAAACAAAAAGATAATACTGCTATTATTATCTTAATTGACAATTCTACTCAACCATTAGATAATGAACAATATGATGTATTAATCAATCAAGTAACTTACTTTTTAGACATAGGCAATAGAACACCCTGTATAGAGTTTAACAAAGTGGGCGCTAAAGGTGCAGGTGAAGCTTATATGTTGCTTGTAGCACTTGACTTGTTAGAAAAAACAAAGATTATACCCAAAAGAATTTTTAAAATATCAGGTAGATATAAACTAAGTAATGAATTCAATATAGATTTTTACGATACTACTAACAAATATGTGTTTAAAACTCGTCATACCAATGAATATAACTTAGTATCATTACATGCTAGATTATGGTCAGCACCTGGTGTGTTAATACACAACATGAAAGAATTGGTATCACAGTCTTTTAACAAACATTTGGCTGAAACAACTACTATTGAAGAAGCTATGTTTACATTAATAAACAAAGATTTGTTATTAGAAGTAGAACAGATACACTGCGAAGGCATAATTGCACCATGGAATCAATTAATCAATGACTAATATGAACACAACTTTTATAATCAACGGCGGTGCAGGTAGAGTAATTACTGCTATCCCAGCACTTGAAAAATACCACAGAAAAAACCCCACAGATGATTTCAATATTATAATTCATGGATGGGAAAGTTTGTATTGGTCACATCCTATCTTACAACAACGAACTATTGGTATTCATCAAAAGAATGTGTTTGAACAATGTATAAGACCAAACAAAGTTATATGCCCTGAGCCTTATTATCAGTATGATTACTATAATCAGCACATATCATTAGCTGAAGCGTTTGATAGAGAAATCAATCAAACAAAAGATCACGGTGATTTAACTAAACCCAATCTTTACTTGAGCACTTATGAAAAGAATTCAGTAAAAAGAATTATTCAAGAGTTCAAAGAAAAACACAATAAAAGTAAAGTAGTAGTGTTCCAGCCTTATGGTAGTTCAATGGCAATAACAAATAACAGACCATATGATTCATCACATCGCAGTTTAGATTGCGATGATTATTTGTTTATGCTAAACAATTTAAGTAAGGACTGTTTGATTTTCTTTTTTGGTCCTAAAGAATTGCGTCATCCTGGAGACAACATTTCAGTTGATTTACAAACTGTAAATACTGATTTAAGAATGTTTATGGCTTTAATCAGCGAGTGTGATTACTTTATTGGATGTGATTCTGTGGGACAACATATGGCAAGAGCATATGATAAACCAGGTGCAATCTTTATGGGTTCTACTTTTGAAAAGAATGTTACTTATCCCAAACACTTTAGAATATTCCGCAGAGCGGACAGAACACCAGTATACAGCCCTATTAGGTTTGGTGGAGTAGACAGTGAATTTACTGACAGATTAAACGATGGTATTATGTGTTTTACTAAAGATGAATTAAAGCATTGGTGCAACATAATCAATCATGACATTTATCAGGAATAGTATATGAATATAGAACAAGTAAAAAATATAATTTTAGTTTCTTCAGGTAAAGGTGGTGTAGGTAAAAGCACGGTAGCAGCTAACTTAGCAGCAGCTTTGTCTATACAAGGCAATACAGTGGGTGTATTTGACGCTGATATTTATGGGCCCAGTCAGTTTATGATGTTTGGATTAGAAAATAACCAGCCTTTTAAATTAACTGAAGATATGAAATATACACTGCCCTTTGAAGCATATGGATTAAAAATAATGTCTATTGCTAGCAGTATTCGTGATGATCAAGCAGTAAGTTGGCGTGGGCCCATGGCAACAGTAGCACTAAAAAACTTGTTGCTAAACACACAATGGAACGAACTAGATTATTTAATAATAGACATGCCACCGGGAACAGGAGATATACAAATATCCCTTTGTGAGTTGCTACCTAAAGCACAAGCTGTTATAGTGACTACTCCACAAGATGTAGCATTGTTAGACTGTAAAAAGGGTATAGAATTGTTTGTACAAAGAAGCATCAAAATTCTAGGCATAGTAGAAAACATGAGTGGTTACTTGTGTAATCATTGCGGTAACATAGATCATATCTTTGGAGAAAACGGCGCAAACAATTTAAGTGATAAGTATCAAGTACCAGTTTTAGGAAAGATACCCCTACAAACTACAATAAGAGTTAACGCTGATCAGGGCAAACCTATTGCGTTTGATCAAAGCACAATCAGCGATATTTACAAAATGATAGCGGAGAAAATTAGTGAAAGCATCTAACAGACCAATGGTAAAAATGCTACACGCTGATGGATTTTTTCCTCCGGGCGATGTAGAAAATTGTGTAGCAGCAGTAAAGGATATAAGATTTACTGAAAAAGAATATGGTTACGAACTAGATCATTTTAATATGGTACTAGGTGGTTTAGAACCTATTTTAAGTAAAGTATTAGGCGAGCGCGTAATTATTGAACACAAGCGTTCGGGTATCTTTCGTAAGCCATTTAATAACATTATTCACTTTGAAGATTTTGATTCTTTAAACGAATGGTGTTTTATTGTAGCATTAGAAAAGAACACACTAAACTTGTTTCACCACAGAAATCAACAGGGTGAAATAAATGCTAAAACAGCACTTGATGGTTATCAGTTTAACTATCGCAACTTGTTTGAATGGGACTTACATACAAATGTGCTATTAGAACCCAATCAAGGTGTTTTTATTAGACCATGGGTATTTCATACACTAGACTCTAATTTGGTACAGTACTACAGACTAGTAACTGACAGACACTTTAGAGTATTAATTATGGGCAAGCCCGGTTCTAGTAGAAAACAAGTAGTAGAAGCTTTGGCTAAACACTATGAAAATTCAAAAGTGCTAAACAGTTATGAACAAAGAGTTCAGCACAAAGATATTGACTTTACTGAAGGCGGCAGATTAAGACATACACACAGACTATTAACAATGGCAAGAAACTCAGCCGACAATGAAATAACTTTTATTAATCAAGTATGCCCACTTGAAGAACAAAGAACTATATTAAATCCTGATTTGATATTTTGGATTGATGATTCACAACAAGAGTTTGAAGAATTTCAAGAGCCACAATTTTATGACGGTAGATATCATGTAGTAAATAGTGAATCAATCAACGATATGATAAAACGAATTAACACTAAGAGGTGATTATGAACAAGAAAATTTATGTAATTGATAGAAATGGTAGAATGCACTTAATTGAATTAAATCCTAGTTTAACTATTAATGGCACTGTAATTACTAGCGCAGAACAAGCAGAAAGCGAACTAAACACATTGTTTGCTGGTAGAAAAGATATTATCTTTAAAACTAATACACACTTAAAAGTATTTGATTCTAAAGGTTTGATTGGATTTCAAGTTGTTCCTGCATACGAGTAATTAAATGAAATATAGTATAGTAATACCTACATACAATCATTGTGAAGACTTGTTAAAGCCATGTATAGAAAGTATCAAACAGTATAGTGATTTATCAACACTAGAAGTTATTGTAGTAGCTAATGGTTGTGTAGACAATACTAAAGAGTATGTAGAAAGTTTGGGTGACTGGGCTAAACTTATTTGGTCTGATGAACCCTTGGGCTATACTAAAGCTACTAATTTAGGCATCAAGCAAGCATTGGGTGAATATATTGTATTGCTAAACAATGATACTGAGTTATTACAACAAGAGCAAAATCGCTGGCTAAATCAATTGGTAGCTCCATTTAGTGATAAAACAGTGGGCTTAACTGGTCCACTACAATTATACGATCCATATGCGGCACACTACGCATTAATATTCTTTTGCGTTATGGTAAAGAAAACTTTGTTTGATGAAATAGGAATTTTAGATGAAGTGTTTACACCAGGTGGCGGAGAAGATATAGATTTTTCTATGCGAGCTATACAAGCAGGATACAAAGCTGTTTGTGTTTGTGATATTGAGTATAGCAAATCAGCAAACACTAATGTGGGTAAGTTTCCTATCTGGCACAAAAATAATAAAACATTTAAAGACATTCCAGAATATGGTACAACTATTATAAAAAGAAATGGCTTGATCAATTGTAAAAAATACAACAAGAATATTAAGTTGAATTTAGGATCAGGTGGTGTAGATTATCCGGGATATCTTAGTGTAGACTTGTATGACAAACGCGCTCATGTTACTATGGATATATCTAAATTAGATTTTGATGATAACTCTGTATCCGAAATTATGGCTATACATGTGTTTGAACATTTAAATCCCTACAACACAATGGATATATTAAAAGATTGGTTGCGAGTATTGAAATCAGGTGGCAAACTTGTTATGGAAATGCCCGACATAGAACAGCTTTGTAATAACTTTGCGAAAGCAGATTATTGGGGTAAATTTGGTATTTTAAACGCAGTTTATGGTAGTGTTAATACCACTGATACGGGCGAACCCAGTGACATTACTAGTCCGCATTTGTTTGGTTGGTGGCCTGAAAGTTTGTATAATCATTTAGCATCAGCTGGATATCATGATATTCGTATCATGGAAGAAAAGATTCCTCACCCAGCTTATAATTTTAGAGTAGAAGCTAAAAAACCATGAATAAAATTTTATGTTCTATTTCTACTAAAGGTAGATATCATACTTTCTTGCCTTTGGCTATTCACGCAGTAATCAACCAAACTAGAAAAGTTGATTTACTTATCATATACGATGATAACGATAACCCTGAAGATATGCGAAATTATCCTGTGTATCAGCAGTTATTTAAATTAATGGATTTGAAAAGTATCAAATGGGAATGGCAATTTGCTGGTAAAAAAGGACAACACTTTAATCATCAAATGGCTAATGAACGAGCCGCTAAAGAAGGTTACAAATATGTTTGGCGTGTAGATGATGATAATGCACCTGAACCTCAAGTACTAGAAAAATTAGAAGAAGCTATGAACTTGCATCCTACCGCAGCCGCCGTAGGTGGAGCTATATTAACTCCCAATTGGGACACCAGTCCTAGAGTAGCAACAGGTAAGATAGAAGACATTGACAAAGAACCCAACATTCAATGGGGATATATTAGAAAAGTAAAACAAGTAGAACATTTACACTGTTCGTTTTTGTATAAAGCAGGTATCTACGATTACAACTTAGCTCTTTCTAAAGTGGCACACAGAGAAGAAACTTTATTCACATATGGTTTACACAAAATGGGATACGATCTTTTTGTTATACCATACGCAACAACTTGGCACTTTAAGTCAGAGGGCGGAATAAGAACTACAAATAACAAGTCATTGTATGATCACGATGAACAAATTTTTAGAAACTTTTTAGAACATAAAGATAAAACGATTGTAGTATTAGATTCGGGTATGGGTGATCATGTTGTGTTCAAGCATGTGTTGCCTCTTATAAAGAACCCCATAATATACTCTTGTTATCCTGACATTGTTCCTGGTAAAAGTATTCAAGAAGCTAAAGATACATTTGGTGACATTGATCATTGGAACATTTACAAAAAGATGGATCAGTGGCAATGGAAAGATAGTTTAGAAAACGCATTTAAAAAGTTGTATATAGTATGATTATTATTTCTCCCTACGCACAAAAACTAAGAAACGGAAAAGAAAATCCAAAAAACTTTCCTTATTGGAAAGAATTAATCGCAATGATAGACGAGCCCGTTATTCAAGTAGGTGTTAAAACAGAACAACAATTAGTAGAAGACTTTAGACCCAATCTTTCTTTTAGTGATCTTGCTGTTCTTGTACAAGAATGTAAAACTTGGATTTCAGTAGATAGTTTCTTTCAACACTTTTGTTGGGATTTAAAAAAGCCCGGCATAGTTATTTGGAGTCAAAGCGATCCAAATATATTTGGTCATGAAGAAAATATCAATTTGTTAAAAGATAGAAAGTACTTACGACCAAATCAATTTCATATTTGGGAACAATGTGAATACAACAAAGACGCATTTGTTCTTCCCAAGCAAGTACTAAAGAATGTACACGATCTTTTAAAAAGATAAGTATACAATATGAACGAATTTCAACTTGATTTTTACTCTAGACTTAGAGCGTGGAACAACCTCAGAGAAACGCTAAAAGATGCTGACACAAAAACATTGGTTATAGAAGTAGATAAGTTTTGGCAACAAACCCCAATATCCAATTATTACTTACACCCAGCCGATATAAAAACTTGGCCTGATCCATGGCAGTTATTAGATGACAACATTTATTGTAACTACTCTAGAGCATTGGGTATGATTTATACTTTAGCTATGTTGGGGATTAAAGATATTGACTTAGTAAACGCTACTGATTATAATAGCATAGATGTGGTATTAGTCTTGGTTGATAACGCAAAATATGTTATGAATTACTGGCCCGGTACTGTAGTAAATAATAAACTCAGCGACTTTACCGTAGTTAGATATTACGATATAACACCCATCATTCAGAAAGTAGGAACACTATGAAGATTTACGTCACAAAAAGATCAGGAGATAAAGAACCTCTTACCATTGAAAAATGGCAAACACAAGTAGCTACTATATGCAAGGGAATAGCAGATGTAAGTCAATCAATGATTGAAATCAAAGCACAGCCCCATTTCTTTGATGGTATTACTACAAAAGAAATTGATGAAATTACATTACGCGCTATTGTAGACTTGATTGACGTTGAAAACAATCCAGACGTTGGTCACACAAATTATCAATATGTTGCTGGCAAGCAGCGTTTATCTATGCTAAGAAAAGATGTATATGGACAATATCACCCTCCACATCTTTATGAAATAGTAAAAAAGAATGTAGCAACAGGTTTGTATACTAAAGAACTATTAGAATGGTATACTGAAGACGATTGGAATAAAATGAATGATCTTATTGATCATGAAAAAGACGAACAGTACAGCTATGCCGCTATTGAGCAACTGATAGAAAAATACTTAGTAAAAAATCGCGCAACAAAAGAAATATACGAAACACCTCAAGTTAGATACATGATTGCAGCCGCAACTGTATTTCATAAAGAAGAACCTAATTCTGCTAGGATGCGTTATATCAAAGAATATTACGCTGCCGCCAGCGATGGACTATTTACCTTAGCAACTCCTGTTTTAGCAGGATTAGGCACTCCGACTAAACAGTTTAGTTCTTGTGTACTAATCAGAACAGACGATGATCTTGACAGTATTTTTGCGTCAGGTGAAATGATGGCCAAGTACGCAGCCAAACGCGCTGGTATTGGTTTAGAAGTTGGCAGAATGCGACCACTGGGCTCTCCTATCAGAGGCGGCGAAGTGATGCACACTGGTATGATTCCATTCTTGAAAAAATGGTTTGGTGATCTACGCAGTTGTTCGCAAGGTGGAATCAGAAACGCATCGGCAACTATTACATATCCTATTTGGCATTATCAGTTTGACGATCTTATCGTTCTAAAAAATAATCAAGGTACAGAAGAAACTCGGGTAAGACACATGGACTATAACGTAGTCTTGTCAGCATTCTTTTGGCGCCGTTTCAAGAACAAAGAAAACATTACCTTCTTTGATCCAAATGAAGTTCCTGATCTTTATGAAGCTTTTTACAGCGATACAGCAAAGTTTGAAGAACTGTATGTAAAATATGAAAAGCGTAAAGATTTGCGTAAGAAAACAATGAACGCAGAAGATGTATTCAAAGGCGGCATCTTAAAGGAGCGCACAGATACTGGTAGAATTTATCTAACCTTTATTGATAATGTTCAGAATCAAGGCCCGTTTGATACTCAATATCATACGATTTATCAAAGCAATCTTTGTCAAGAAATCTTGCTACCAACTAAACCATTCAAGCGTTTAGATGATGATAAGGGTAGAATTGCTTTGTGTACTCTTGGATCTATAAATTGGGGAGCATTTAGAAACCCAGAAGATATGCGTAGAGCATGTAGAATCTTACAGCGCAGCTTGTGTAACATTCTTGACTATCAGGACTTTTTGAGTATTCAAAGCAAACTTAGCAATGATGAAATTCAACCACTTGGTATTGGTATTACGAATTTAGCATATTGGCACGCAAAGCGCAGTTTACAATATGGTGAACAAGACGCACTTAATGAAGTTAAGTCTTGGATGGAACATCAGGCATTTTATCTAACTGAAGCTACAGTAGAACTAGCTAAAGAACGAGGCAAGTGTTTAGATAGTGATAAAACTTGGTACGGTAAAGGCATCTTCCCGTGGGAACGCAGAGCTAAAGGTGTAAACGATTTAACTGACTTTACTCCCGAACTAGATTGGGAATCTTTACGTGAACAAATGAAAACATATGGTGTAAGAAATGCTACACTAATGGCAATCGCACCTGTAGAAAGTTCTTCTGTAGTGATCAACTCTACAAACGGTATTGAAATGCCCATGAGTTTGATTACAGTAAAAGAATCTAAAGCTGGTAGTTTTACCCAAGTAGTTCCAGAGTATCATCGTTTAAAGAACAAGTATCAGTTGATGTGGGATCAAACAGATTGTATTGGCTATTTGAAAACAGCAGCAGTATTACAAGCTTATGTTGATCAAAGTATAAGTACTAACACTTTCTACAATCCAGCACACTTTGCTGATAGAAAAGTTTCAACTACGATTCTTGCTAAGAACTTGATGCTGTTTTATTATTGGGGAGGAAAGACCTTGTACTACTCACTTGTGAATAAAGCAGGCGCAAAAGCAGATGCAGAAGAGCTACCAGAAATGCTAGAGCCGATTAACTTTGATGAAGAAAGTGATTGTGAAAGTTGTAAGTTATGAATAAAAACAAAATGGAGATAACATAACATGTTACATTGGAAAATAGAAGGACAAGAAATAAGACAAGGATTAAGTATCTATCGTCCTTCAGATAAGAACAGTGCAGGAGGGTGTTTACGAATTAAAAATCATTTATGGATTGCTAGATTCTCAAAGTGGACAAAGAAATTTCACTTCAGCCATCACAAATCAAATCCCATTATAATGGGAGAATGGCCCATTCTTCCATGCTGCATGGGAGAACGGGAAAACACTCATAGCAATCTATAATTGGAAGAATAAAATTTATGTCAAAACAACAATATGATTTAAACACAAAAACAGAAGAAAAGCGGAAGAAGGCTAGAGAAAAGCGCAAGCGCAATAAAGAGATTAATGAAATGCTCGGACTAGGAAGAATAGGGTCCGATGCAATGAAGCGAGGATGATATTTCCAAGAACCGATTAATAAAGCAGATACAACTGATACAACTATTAGAGGATTCACTGGTAATATACAAGATAACAACTGATCACGGAATAAGAAAATGAGTAAACAACAGTATGATTTAAACACAAAAACAGATTATCTAACACGCAAGATGTTTCTTGATCCTGCAGGACCAGTAACCATTCAACGTTTTGAGGAATTCAAGTATCCCAAGATAGCTAAATTTGAAGAAACAGCCAGGGGATTCTTTTGGATCCCAGAAGAGATCAGTCTTACTAAAGATGCTCAAGACTTCAAAGATGCCAGTGACGCAGTAAAGCATATTTTTACCAGTAACTTGCTAAGACAAACAGCATTAGATAGTTTACAAGGCCGCGGACCAAGTCAAATTTTTACTCCAGTAATTTCATTACCAGAGTTAGAAGCACTTGTATATAATTGGACTTTTTTTGAAACGAATATTCACAGCCGTAGCTACAGCCACATCATTCGCAATATCTACAATGTGCCTAAAGAAGTTTTCAACACTATTCACGACACTCAAGAAATTGTTGACATGGCTTCAAGTGTAGGTCAATATTATGATAAGCTACATGTTATCAATTGTAAGAAAGAACTAGGCAATAAAATTGACGAACATGATCATATCAAAGCTATTTGGTTAGCACTAAATGCCAGCTATGCGCTAGAAGCATTTAGATTCATGGTTAGTTTTGCTACATCTTTGGCAATGGTAGAGAATAAAATCTTTATTGGTAATGGTAACATTATTAGTCTTATCTTACAAGACGAATTGCTACACAAAGATTGGACTGCTTATATTATCAATCAAGTAGTAAAAGAAGATCCAAGATTTGTTCAAGTAAAGCAAGAATGTGAGCAAGAAGTGTATGCTCTTTACATGGATGTGATCAGAGAAGAAAAAGCATGGGCTGACTATTTGTTCAAGAAAGG